CTTCCGGGTCCATCAGGGACAGGAGCTTAGCTTCTCGCGTTGGCATCCAGTGCCAGGTCTCCGGCGTCTTGTTACAGACTTCAAAAATTTGCTTAAGATGTGCAGCCCCTTGCAGGTCCCCTGAGTCATGCCATCTGAAGTATTTTTCACCTTTGATTAATACAACCATAGCTTGCACCCATTGGGGATGCTTGAGACTTTGCAGTCTGCGCGCTAATGCCATACGGACATTGTTGAACCGATACCGGCCCTTCAGGGCGTAGCAGCCAGCGCAAACGGAACCAGGAATTTTAACAAGCTTGGCGCCTGTTTTGCATTCGGTCGCCGGCAGGTTATAAGCTGGTCCAGGCATTTTGGATGGTGCGGACAGGCCACCGGTGATTTGTCTTGCTTCTTTCTTTAACATAATTTCATTCTACTTTTTAAATGTGGCCAAAGCTTGACGCTTGCGGCTTGTGGCTTTAACCTGGCCCGCTGCGATGATTCGCTCGACGCTTGCGGCTTGCAGCTGTATATCCGGGCCGAACCGGCGCCAGGATCTAGACATGTTATTCAGCTCTAGAATGAGCGTGGACCACTGTCCCGGGCTTATATTTTTTATGTGTAGTTTAATCTCTTTCATTTTAAATGATTGATTGTATCGTTGTGCCAGAGCTTGTCATCATCGTCGCATTTTTTGCACAATGTGCCCTGATCGTAATTAGAGACATGCTTGCCTTCAGTGTCTTCTAGATATTGATCTCCGCAGCCTATGCAAGTCCATCCGTCTGGTAAATCGTATTTTTCTTTCATAATTTTAAGTGGCCAAGTAGCCCCCAGGATATCCTGAGCCCTGACTTTAACAGGTGTACTTGACCCCAGATCTCAGTCGCTGTACAGCAAATTACCTTCGCATTCTGGAAAGTACTGAGATCAGAGCTCAAGCTATCTCCTATATAATCCTTCATAACACCTTTGTCAAGTTCTTTTTTGCTTGTGGCTTGTAGCTTGAAGCTTGAATAACGCGTTCGCTGTAGCTTGAAGCTTGAATAACGCGTTCGCTTGCGGCTTCGTGATCAGCCCAGCATTCCTCAGGGACCACAGGAAGCGCTTACACTTCCTGACATAAGCAGGACTGAGATCCCGCTCATCGTGCATGAAATAGTTCATCAGGTCGTTGTGTTTACTTCTTATCGTCATTTTTTTTCCATATCTTTCTTCACCAGGCGTAGAATCTCTTCTATTGCTTCGGCCACTCTCTGCAGCTCTCGCACCTCTCCTGTCCTGAAGTTACGCTCAGTCTCTATGGCTGTAGCTATTCTGTTTAATATCTCATCTGTCATTTGTGTCATGATTATTCCTTTCAATACTTATCTTATAATATCCCATACTACCTGTCAAGCTTGTTGCTTGAAGCTTGAAGCTTGCGGCTCAGTTTAGAATCATTCTAAAGTGGCCAAACAATGTTCACTGAAGAACCGCATCCAATTGGAGCTTATGCTTGACCCCAGATCCCTGGACCTAGTTATTGCCGAAGCGATAACACATTGGGCAAGGATCTGGGCTCAAGGGCGTTGAAGCTTTGAGAATATCTGAATATTAGTCAAGACTTGCAACGCCGTTTGGCTTTGCTTATCATCATCAGATCGAGATCCGAATATCTTCAGCAAATTCTATTTAATATTATTCCTCTTTCTCCATTGCTCTTCTTCCCATAATCTATTCTGAAAGTTGATGGCTTCATCTGTTCCTTTAATGCCAAAATAGGCAAGTAGAACAAATGCAGTTAAACCAGCAAAAAGAATAATTCTTAATTCTATGGGAGAAGCCCAAAACACTTCTAATATCTCTACCATAACCACACTATAATAAGTATAGAAACAGCAATCAATCCTAAATTTGCAAACCATAACCATTTTGGCCATGGGCTGAATTCACCATCTAAGACATTAACAATATATTTCCACATATTTATTCCTCATCTGTTTTGCAATCAATACATATATTGGGATTTTCCCCTGCCCATTCATCATTTTTGGGGGAACACCCACAATAATGACATCTATGCTTAAACACATAATCTAGTGCTTTTTGATATGCTCTTTCTTTATTATTCATATATTATCTTATATAAACCCATTGACTTTAGATGTCAAGTAGTTTATAAATTTATTTTTAACCATAAACAGAAAGGACATACATGGCTAGAATAAGACTAAATCAAGAGTACAGAAACAAAATCGCTAATCGTATGCGAGTACATCTTGAACAAGAACACACGCAAGAGAAAGAGTTATATCTACAAGCAAGAGAGGAAATGAAACCTTTGCAGGATATAACTTGGAAACTTGCTGAACAAATAGTTAGACGACACTATACTCCCGAAGATGTTAAAATGGCATATCATTTACAAAACAAGTTTGAAAATGTAGATACTATTGCGAAAGATAGTTGCTTCCATTTTGGCTATCATGGTGAGGTAGAGGGTAGAGATGAAAATGATAATGTAGTTATGAAAGATAAGTACATTGAAAGTCATTTTGATTTTAAACTTACTGGCAACATTAATGGAAAGGAACATGATAATAACCAAGATTTTGGTTATGCCTATTTTAGAGATGAACTAAAAGGGCGAGAGGGTTGCAATCCCGATATCAATATCGAGATGAAAGATAAAGACAGTAATCCACATTGGACAAAAATAAAAGATGCCAATGATAAGTATCTTGGAACAAGTAGTGGTAGAGATAATCAAACCTCTTATGCGAGAGAATGGAACAATGATTATGTTTTGGATTTGATTGGTCGTGAATATTGTAGAGATAGATCAATCGGTTGCAATAAAGAGGAATATGATACTCTTATGTTTTGGCAAGCCAAGAAAGGTCATTTAATTATGTGCCACGAAAAATGGATAGAGAGCATTTTGAAACAATGCAAGTTTGTTAAAGATGTAATCAAGGGTTATAAATATCTCGACGAGGCGATTGAGTTTGCAATCGAAAGCGGATTGAAATTAGATGAAGCTGAAATCATCAGAACTAACTCAACTGGCTTAACTCTTTACAATCCTAAAAATGCGGCGGCTATGTTAAAGAGTATGAAGAATAAAACTCAAACGAGAGAGCAGAAAATAGCGGCTAGGTTAAAATATAACCAACAACAAGCACAAAAATAAGTCTTGACTATGTATGGGATTTAACATATAATCCCATACATAACAAACAACAGAAAGAGGACATAATGAAAGACAAACAACTATTTGACATAGATGTCTATTTTACAATTAGATACTATGCTCATAAACATAGCAAAACAATCACAAGACGAGGTAAATGGGATAGTCAATGTAAAACTTGGAATAGTAAAAAAGGTATTCCATGTATGACTTACTTTGATGTTGATGCCAATGGCTACCGAACTGCAACTGGAAAGTATGAGGTGTTAAATGCCTAAAACAGAAAAAAGAACAATAGAGATAATGAATCCTTATTCTGGTCAGATTGATATGGTTAATAAAGAAGAAGAAAAACTTTATTATGAAATCAAAAATGCTGAAATAAAAGAGGATTATGACACAATGCGAAAGGGGTTAGATAAGTTTAGTAGATTAAATCCAAAAGCTTATATGACTTTGTTAGACTAATGATCACAAAAGAACTAAACAAACTATTTTCTGATTTGGTAAGAGCGGGATTGTTCTTACCAAATAAAGATGGTGTAAAAGCTTTTGCCCATTTATTAGGACAGACCACAATGAAAGGTCAACCTAAACTTTATGGACACCAGGTTATTAAAAGAAAGAGGAAAAAATGACTTTAAAATATTGCCAAGGACCAAGCTGTCATATGTATCAAACTAAAGACAGAATACGAGGACCAAAAGGCGCCAAGTATTATCAGACTAGAAGAAGATCATCTATGATTTATGATGACAACTTTTGTTCGCAACGATGTGCTGATGATTGGTTTACTAAGTTCGGCAACCAGGCTGTTAATCACTTCGGTAGAATACATGAGCCAATTAAATTGACCCAGGATAATGCATGGCGAAAATTACAAAGGTATTGGAATCCTCGCGACTTGAATAACTTCTATTGGTACAATGGTTTAACTGAACAAGAACTCCCATTAACAGAAGAACAATACAACGATGACAATTTAACTCGACCGAGTTAAGTCCTCTAGAGTCACGCGCCTAGCGGCGCGTGGCTCGTAGCTTGTATCTATATTATTATATAGGTAGAGAGTTGATAGAGGTACCAAGTCCATTCCGAAAAAAGACAATTCCTTAAACACTAAAACACTTAATACAAAAAGGGGTCCCACTGCTTTCTGGTAAAGTGCTTGATTTAGACAGTCAGTGCTGGTAAATACTTTATGGGTCCCATAATATAAAAAATTATGCAAAAAAATTTAACATTAAAAGAAATTATAGAGAAAATAGAAAAGCTGCCTCCAGAGCTTAGACGGAAAGCCAAGAAGAAGCTTATTCAACTGAGCCGCAAGAAAACTTTGAATGAGATCCAAGGAGATTTCTTAACGTTCGTCAAACACATGTGGCCCGATTTTATAGAGGGGTCCCATCACAAAGTGATTGCTGATAAATTTAATAAATTAGCAACCGGTGAAATAAAGAGACTCATTATTAACATGCCACCCCGGCATACAAAATCTGAATTTGCATCCTACCTTTTACCTGCGTGGATGATTGGAAGGAATCCTAAATTAAAAATTATTCAAGCCACCCACACCGCTGAACTAGCGGTACGGTTTGGTCGTAAAGCTAAACACTTAATGGATACAGAAGAATATAAAAAAGTTTTTGTAACTAGACTCATGGAAGATAGTAAAGCCGCTGGTCGCTGGGAGACTGATCAGGGAGGCGAGTATTTTGCTGTTGGAGTCGAAGGAGCGGTGACGGGAAGAGGTGCAGACCTATTGATTATTGATGACCCGCATTCTGAACAAGATGCCATGTCCAAGACCGCAATGGAACGAGCGTATGAATGGTATACGGCTGGACCACGACAAAGACTTCAACCGGGAGGAAGAATTGTCCTGGTTATGACGAGATGGAATACACGAGATCTAACCGGCATTTTACAAGCCGCTCAAAAAGAACCCAAAGCCGATCAGTGGGAGGTGGTTGAGTTTCCTGCTATCTTGCCATCAGGTAAACCCGTGTGGCCAGAGTATTGGGACTTGGAACAATTGTTAGGGGTTAAAGCATCGGTTGCTCTTCCTAAATGGAATTCTCAGTATATGCAGAATCCAACGTCTGAAGAAGGAGCACTCATTAAACGAGAGTGGTGGAAGAAATGGGACTCTCATAAGATGCCTCCATTGAAACATGTCATTCAAAGCTACGATACCGCTTATTTGAAAAAAGAGACGGCTGACTTTTCAGCCATTACGACTTGGGGTGTGTTTTCCACCTCAGAAGATACGCCTGACAACTTGATCCTGGTTGATAGTGTAAGAGGAAGGTACGAGTTTCCAGAATTAAGGCGCAAGGCGCTTGATCTTTATAAGTATTGGGAACCGGATACTGTCATTATTGAGTCGAAGGCAGCAGGGCTACCCTTGGCGTTTGAATTAAGACAAATGGGAATCCCAGTTATTAACTTTACGCCGAGCAAAGGAAATGATAAGCATAGTAGAGTAAATGCGGTTGCGCCTCTTTTTGAGTCCGGCCGAATTTGGGCTCCAGTGGAGATGGAGTACGCTCAAGAAGTTATCGAAGAATGTGCTTCCTTTCCCTACGGTGATCATGATGACTTGGTGGATAGTACCACTCAAGCGTTAATGCGATTTAGACAAGGGGGATGGATTACGCATCCAGAAGATTACAAGGATCCCAAGAAACCTCCAGAAGTAAGGGAATATTATTAGATGAGTATTTTAAATGTTTTAGGCATGATCCCCAAAGGGGGACGATTCGCAAATGCAGTGGTGAATAAAGTTCATACTGCAGTGAAAGACTGGAAAAAATTTAAAGAAGCCGTTACTCAAATTGATGATCTTCTGAAACAGGGTAAATTGAAACTGGATGGGAAACAGAAAACCATCTTTGAATCTAATAAAAATATTTTAAAAAATCATGAGAAAACATTAGGCAAGAAACAAGGGGTGGAAGGATTATTTAAAAAGAAAAAAACAGAAGATCCCTTTAAAGGTTGGAAGCCGTCTGTTTATGAGAATCAACAGAACCTTCCTCCTTATACCAAGGAGATGGAAAAGATTGATAACCTTTTGAATGATATTAATGCTATGCGAGGGCTTTCTAAAACGGAGAAAGCCGCTTTAGAGACTAACCTACAGGATAAAATGTCTTTCTTAATAGATAAAGGTCGAAAAGAATTTGATTTTAGTAAATTATCTTTAGGGGAAGTTAATAAAAGACTTCAGGGGATTCAAACACGTATTCGAGAGGTTGCCAATAATCCTAATATTCCAGGAGATGTCTATAAAGGTCCTAAACGAGATTTGATTGCTGCTATTTATGAAACGGAACGTCCATCGCTTGAATTGGCTCGGACTAAATTAATAAAAGGAAACAATTTAAAAAAATATGGAGATAAATTTCCACGTCTAGATCCAGAAAATGATGCTTTTATTATTATCGGTTTAGATGAAGCTGGGAATCCAATGAAGATGAGTCGGTTTGTTGGAAAGTTTACCGCCTCTCCAGATAAAACCACAGGGAAATGGAGTAAAAGCGGAATGTCTTTTTATGATAAGTGGAATTCTAAAACAGGTACATTAAGAAAAGAAGGGGAAGAAGTTTTTCATGAGACTTTACGTGATGGTAAAGTGATTATGTCTAACCCGAACTATAAAGTTCCTAGAACTAGGAACTTAGATATCAATCAAGAGATTTATAGAAATACCAGCACCAGTGATCTAGCTAAACAAGGATACAAATTAAAAGATATTGATATGATTGTTAAAGGTCGAGTGGCTAAAAAATATTTAGAGAAAACGAAGAACCCGGATCATAATATTAATATGCATGAACAAACAAGCACTACTGATATTGAACGAGTCATGCAAGATCTTTATACCCGTGGGGATGATGTTTACAAAATGACAATAGAACAATGGACGAATGTATTACCGAAGTACTTTGCACAAGGTGGATATGTTCCTGGCTATGCAACCGGCGGTGTGGCTAATTTATTTAGGAAGAGAAGATGAGTATTCCCTTTTATATAAATCCAGCAACCGGTGAGTTAGAGCTTACAGCGGATCCCTCTCCTTTAAG